TTTCTTGACTGCGTACTTGGCAACCCATACACCGCCAACGATAGGGGCTATTTTATCAGGTGACATTGCCCATAATTCAGTGGTGCGACCACCTGCAACAATCTTCTTTGTGTAAGCATTGCCAGACAATAGAAGCCATTGCGTAAGCAATGCAAAAAACTCTTGCCGTGGGATTTCAGGATTAGGGCGGCGCAGTAACTCGGTTATATTGTGATTTTCAACGATGTTTCCGTCTTTATCTTCAACATGAAAAGGAACTGATGATGATGCATTTGAAATGATGTTGACTGCACGAAACACCCAGCCACTTGCTGTGTACCCATCGCGCACGGCTTTGTCGATTTTCCAAGCGTTCCAGCTTGGGTCATCGCTTCTTGTGAATGTGAATCGGCTTTGTGCATCCGCTGCGCTTCGTTTTTCCATATTGCGCAACCATGCGGTGTTTATTGTTCAGTGTATGCGCTGCCAATTTCCTACACATAAGCAAAAAAAAGCCCCCAACGAATTGAGAGCTTTCTCATTTACACAAGTTCGTTGTATGTGTCGCCGCTTTCTGCGTGTACAGCTTCTTTACCTGTAAACTCCTGCCAGCGTTTTATGATAACATCGCAGTACCCTGGGTCGAGTTCCATCATCACACATGCCCTTGCTGTTTTCTCACAAGCTATAAGCGTTGCACCCGAACCACCAAATAGGTCAAGTATTAAGTCACCTGATTTACTAGAGTTGTTCATAGCCCTTTCTGATAGTTCAACTGGCTTCTGTGTTGGGTGGAAGTCATTATTTCCGACTCTTTGCAATTCCCATACTGTTTTTTCTGTTGTTGGTCCATACCACGCTGGAGTTTTACCTTTAATGTGTAGGTACATGCAAGGCTCGCAGTTTGGTATGTATTGAGACATAAACGCGCCAAGCCCTGACCTGACTTTATACCATTGAATGATAGCCCTTACTTCCAAAGGAAGGTTTGCTAGTGACGCAAATGTATCAATTGATTTCCCTGACGCGTACCAAACGTAGAATGCAGCGCCATCTTTTACAACTGTTAGAGCTGCCGTTAGCGCTCCATAAAATAGCCCAGTAAGATTATCGCCCTCCAATGTGTCGGCAATTATTCCGTCTCTCTTCTTCTTATTATGACCGCCTGTATATCTTACCCCATAAGGTGGATCAGTAAACAACATGTCCGCTTTCTTACCATCCATAAGCTTTTCAACCGCATTAATGCTCGTGCTATCTCCACACATTAACCGATGCTTACCAAGCAACCATATATCGCCTTCAACTGTTATGGGGTCAGGTTGAGCCTCTGGCACGCTATCATCATCTGTTAAGCCTTCGTCCACCGCATCAAACTCCGCTATAATCGTGTCCAGTTCGTCTTCGTCAAAGCCTGTTAGCTCCATGTTGAAATCCATGTTGCCAAGTTCTTCAAGTTCAGCCGCTAAGGTTTCATCATCCCACGATGCGAACTCCGCCGCTTTATTGACTGCGATTCTGAACGCTTTGATTTGTGCGTCTGTCATGTCATCTGCGTTTAAGCATGGCACTGTTTCCATACCAAGTTTTTTGGCGGCTTGCAGGCGTAAGTGACCATCAACGATAAGCCCATCGCTTTTCGCAACAATCGGCACGCGAAAACCAAACTCATGTATCATCGCAGCAAGTTTGTCCACTGCATCGCTGCCAATGTTTCGCGGGTTGCTTGCATATTCTATAAGTTCCCCAATCGGGCGTTCTATCAGTTTATTTTGCATTATTACTCCTTATTTTCTTACCACCCCACAAGTATCGGCTTGGTTGACTCACGCATCCAGTTTAACGCCTGCGAAAGACTGTCCACTTGGTCATCATGTGGTGCGTTTGGAAACGCTGCAATTTCAAGTTCAAAGTCAAACAGCCAAGGCGCGGAGTTTGGCAAGCTTACTTTTCCCGAATAAATTGCGCTTGTGCATGTTGATAGCCGTGTGACCTTATCTTTGCAGGGCAAAATGGGGACGACTGGAAGGAGCGTCGATGTCTGTAAGTCTTGGATTAAAGACGTGCCGCTTGATTTATCTTCAATCAATACCGTGTCAGGCATCCACTTATCATAAAGCATCTGCGTGGTTCTGCGTAGCTCTGGATAAATCATTTTCTTTACGAATACATCAATCAAGTAATATTTATCCCCAGACAATGCCCATGTTGAGCAAACACTTGGGTCATTTAGCTCTTTCTCTTTCTGCGCAGTGTCCCATGACTGGATGATACGCGCATCATGGGGGTATTCATCATGCCGTGAGAATGTAGCGAGCTTGACCATGTTGCCGCCTTTGATGACTGGATTCTGTTGATACAGTGCTTCCCAGTTTTCTGGCTCCATTGATTCGCGCATGTTATGCAAGAACTCAATAGATTTATGGTCAGGGAATAACGCCTCGCCTTCACATCTGTTTTGCTCATCGTGTTCAGCAATGGCTTTATAGGTAACGACCTTGAGTTTATCGCCAAGTTGTTTTTTCAAACGCCCAATAGGGTCGTCGGTATGCCAACGCGTCAGAATACAAAGCATCCCAGCTTCCTCTGAAAACCGAGTGAAAAAGTCATCTGTAAGCCATGCCCACGTTGCGTTTCTTATCGTTGAGCTGTTTGCCGATTCACGCCCTTTGATGGGGTCATCAATGATGCCAAGGTCGAGGGATTCACCAACAATGCTACCGCGAATTGTGGTATTTCTGAAATAACCGATTTTATCCACGTACTCAATCACTTCGCTGTTTCTCATGTAATTTAGCGTGGTTACGACGTTGGACTCGCTTATCCTCGTATCAGGAAAGCATTTCTTGTATCTATCCAGCATCATAATCCGCTGGCACGTCTTATTTGCGCGTATGCCCAAGCGTTCACTCACAGACGTATAAATCGTCCTGCAATCAGGGTCAAGACCTGCCAACCATGTTATGAACTCAACAATCATGCGGCTTTTACCATGCTGCGGTGGTGCTTCAATAACCAGCTTTGGTCTTTTCCCTGCAATCAAGTCATCATAGAATTGTTGGAGGTGATATGCCGCGCTTTTTTGCCACCACCCTTTTTTTACGGATGGGTCGATAAATTGACGGTATGCCCAAAATGAACGGCGAGCTTGGATGATTGCCATTCGCTCCATGAGTTCCAGTTTTTCATTCATCAAGAATCATAGGGGGCAACCCACACGCTTTTAATGCTTCCTGTAGCTGTTGCTCATTCATGGATGATTTATCCACTGCGTTTACGTTCTGAATATTCACTTGAGTGGTTGGCATCTTGCCCAGTACGCCATCTTTATTGCGCGTCGTGATTTGGCTATGCAGGTTGATTTCTTGTAACTCCGCATCCTTGCCTTTTTGCTTTAACACACGGTTGGCAAGGGCTTGGTTGTATTCGATTCCAGCGTTGCAAAGTTCCTCAATTCTTATGCGCCTATCGACTTCTTTATTAACCATAATCGAACGATTACCGAAAACTTGTTCGGCTCTCTGTTCGATTTCTTTTTTTTCCTTAATATTCTGCATCTTAGAAGATATGATGGGTTCGGCTCTCCCTTTAATCCATCCCCCTTTCTTCACCTTTTCACTGATAGTCGCTTTTGCTACTCCGAACCGTTCGGTAATCTTTGAATATGCAAGCCCTTCAATCTCATACGCATCCCGAATTTTTGCCCAATTATACTTAACCATACCGAGCCACCCTGTTTTTAACAGTTTTAAGCGTCACAGCGTACCGTTTCGCCGCTTCATGCGCTGGCATGCCATCGTTCATCTTTTCAATCATAATCTGTGCCTCGATTCTCAACCTCAAACTTGCGCACATGGGTATCTTAATCCGACCAAACCCCCCAAAATGTCTGCATAGTTTGCGATACACATCATCACCAAAGAAGTCTCGCACCTTCATCATGTGCTTACATCTTCCAATATTATCATGCTTGGATGGTAATGTCATCTCTAACATGCCGAATTTCCACGCGAATTGGACGGATTTTTCAACACCTGCAATTTCAGCGAATGCCTGAAAATCCTCTGAATAATCGGATGGATTCCATGCGAGAATAATCATTGAGATATAGACGCGATCCAATTCTTCCCCATCAAAATCAAGTGCGAGTTGCTTACTATTGCAATATTTCAATGCTTACTTCAACTCTTGGGTGTTCTTTATCCACACCCCCCCGATTTTGAATCATGCAGTCAATCTGTTCATCGTTATCGAACACGATACCTTCCATCGCATCACTCAAGAGCTTCTCACGGTTGGCAATATCCGATTTTCGCCGATTTTGGAAAAAGTATGTGTACGATACTTTCAATCTCGCATCACCAAGCGACTCAATGCCGCGCAAACGCTTGGCAACGTCGGCTTTATACTCTCGCCCATCTTTCGATATTAAAACGCGCCCACAGCCATTTATGACAACGTTTCGATATGCACGGTTAAGACTCGGCGGCAGCGGTAGTGAAAAAGCATAATGTTTCATGTCTCAACCTTTTCCAACATTGATTTTTCAACACGTCTCAAACACGCCACCAATCCAAACGCTTGAAACTCAATATCCACGCAGGACTGCGGCTGTTTACGGTTGGGAATATACGCCTTTCCATTGACTCCCGAAACACGAAAGATTCTGCTTTTTCCACGCCCATCAGAAAATTTAACCTTATCGCCGATATTCATGTTTTACCCTCCACTGCCCTTGCCAATCTTAAGCCCCGATGTTGTTGCACTTGATGCTGTGCTTCATCGTATGTCATGCACTGGTGGATCGTGTGTATATGCTTTTTCGTGCTTACCTTGCCGCATTTCTCACATTTCCAAATTGCCATTTATTGTCCTGTCTCATTGCCTTCGCCATAAGTTATTTTTCTGCTCAATCCTCTTA